GTGCGTTCTAGCACGAACGTGCGCCGAAAAAGGTCCAGGAAAGTATGCTCCGAGCTCACACCGAGCCCTCCTGTCCCACTCAAGAATAGTTCGTATTCTTGTACGAGTGGACAAGACCCTCCACAGGCAGCCATCCTGTGGGCTTGGGAGCACTTGCTTTCCCGGTTTGATATCTTGTGCCCTAACTCTCTTGAACTTCTCCCCAGCTGCGAGATAAGCAACATTGGTACACATGCTAACATATGCATCAATGTTACGGTTGGGGATGAAATCGTCACCTGGCTGAGGCTCCGACACAACGCGTCCGGAGACCACCTCGCCCAGGAGGTCACGATTCCGCCTGAATTCCTTACGGTTGAGTGGAATAGCAGGCACCAAGAGAGGTCGGGTGTACTTCGTTGGGTCATGAGGCCCGTTGTGCCCAGCATTCTCACACAGATAGAGTTCCCCGACCTGCAACCGAGTGAACCTCGGAGCCTTAAGTCTTCCCTTGCAAGGATGACCCAGACCACCAAGGACCGCAGGCAACTCAGGAATTCTACCCTTCTTCGTTGCAATCGTACGCTGCGTGCGGTATATTGTACGTGCACAGCGTGCAAGACGATTGAACGAGGAGGAGTCCACAGAATGCTGACTCATGACCCCATTACCGTTCCTAACAAACTCCTTGAGGGATGGAGGTCTAAAGGACTGCAGTCCCACGCCGCCTGGTCCAGACAGCGCGTAGGCTTCGCAGAACACAAAGCCAATCTTAGACCGGTAAGACTTACCCTCATGGAGTTCGCTTCCTACGTCACGGGCCCGCTGTGCGTAGGAAGGCACGTTATCCCTATGAGTGACAGCCGCCAAATCATCTCCGCAGATAATTCGAGCGGGGCCAAGCCTGTCACTCATAAAATGGTTGATGAGACTCAAGATCAGGAAACTACAAGGAGTTCCCATCAAGGAACCTCTGGTCTTGGGTATCTCCACACACCCATCAACCACAGCATAACGTGCTCGGCAGCTACTTGCTACACTTTCCGACATGTCGGACAGACGATAGCGGACATAATGCGGTCGCGCACCGACGCCCAGGGACTCCCTGAGCGACTGGTAAAGGAAGTCGGGGAGACCTGCCTTCCTCATACCAGCACAAACGGCGACAATCGCATCGTGTCCAAAACCATCTGTCGCACAGGTAAGGTCTGCACTCAAAAAGACCTTACTAGCATGTCGGTAAGACCCCAGGCGGGCAAGTATCGTATCTTCTGTATGCGGAGCATACGGAAGGATCTGAACGATATTGTCCTGGATGGTCTTCCAGGTGACCTGTCTTACAAGGTCACCCAAAGCGAAGCAAGCTGCCGGCGGAATAGTAATGATCCGCGCTTTCATCCCCAACTCAGCAATCACAGACGCGTGATGTACTACCTTTTCTCCCGCTTGCTGCCGAAGCAACAAAGACGTGGCCGCGGCCATATTCCTCTCGGCAGAGGAAATTGTAGGATAAAGGTGATAC